TTGACTAAAAAGAAAGGTATATTTGATGTTCAAATTACACAACCACCAATACAACTTAATTCTAAAGAAAAAATTCGTCAAGATATAACGATAGAACAAGCATTATCTGTTGTATTAAGACAACTTGAAGCTAGTGGTTGTAGGGAAAGAACTTTATATGACTATGACAAAATTGTTCATTATTTTATTAGAGATACAAAAGTTACATATCTAATGGACATTTCAAATGATGTTATTTATTCATGGTTAGAAAAGATGGAAGTTAAAAATTCAACAAAATTAACAAGACTTAAAAGTTTCAAGGCATTTCTTAGTCGTTGCTTAGATAATGGTTGGTTCAATAATAAGTTTTGGCGTTCTGTAAATGTAAGAGTAGATACAGAAATTAAAGAAGGTGCAACTGATGAAGATGTAAATTTCATTTTATCTTTATTGGATTATACAAAGTTTCTAGATTTAAGAAATGCAGTAGCTATTTTAATGATGTATCGTTGCGGTTTAAGAATTGGTACTCTTGCACGTATGAAAGAATCTCATGTGAATTTAGAGGATAAAAAGTTGGAACTTGATGGCGAAGTAATGAAAAATCATAAAGGTTTGGTTTTGCCGATTGATGAACAAATGGCGTATTTAATTGATGTTCTAATGAAACAAAACAAAATGATTAGAACTGAATACAAAGAACTGAATGAATATTTATTTATAACTATCAAAGGTACACGAACAAACAATTCAATTACTTCAAATTCTATCCAAAGATGTTTAAGAAAATATACGCTTAAATATGGTTTGAAAAATATTAATCCTCATGCTTTAAGAAGGGGATTTGCTAAAAATTTATACACTAAATCTAATGATTTGCTATTAGTTTCAAAGGCATTAGGTCACAATGATTTATCTGTTACTACTAAATATTTACATACTGAATTAACAGATGTTGCAGATAAATTAAGAAAATTTTTGTAGCAAATAAAAAAGGACTAGCATTGCGAGTGCTAATCCTCCAAACACTTAATTAGTTAGGAAACTAAAATGTGCTACACAGTAAATATATTTTAACGCTTTTTTAGAATATATTCAAGTATTCATGCACATTTTAGTGTTCCTGAAGTAAAAGGAGCAATAAAAATGGAAAGATATATAGCAACAAATGAACGAGTGCAAGAATATATGAATATAAAAAAGACAAATAAAAGCAAAGAAGAACTAAAAGCAAATAAAAATCAAAGATTAGAACAAATTGACGCTAACATTAGAAAAACTGGAAAATTCTTTGATGAAGTATATCCCAAAAAACAAAAAGCAGTATTATCACAAATTTTATATTTAACTGGAAATAGTGGTATATGGAAAATTGGTATTGATGAACTTGCAAAATTGGCTAAAGTTTCACGAACAACTGCTAAAACTGTAATTTCAAAAATAAAAAATGATATTGAAACAAATGAAATTATCATTGGTCATTTAAGTTGTACGCATAAATATATTTTAGTTGATATGAAACATATAAATTTTAAAGATATTATGACTACTGTTTTTTCTTTAAACGACCACCAATTCGACCATCAATTTGGCCACCAATTTGGCCACCCTGAAGGTGCTGAAAACGTTGATATATCAAGCCTGAATGAAGAAAAATCAAGTCTTAAAGGTTTTAAAGGTTTTAAATCTTTTAAAAAACAAGCTATTAAAAATAATAATATATCTATAAGCGAATCTGAAAAAATGGCAATAAGGGAAGAAATAGAAAATCAAGAATTTGAATCACCTGAAGAACAACGTAAGCAATTAGAACACTATGCAACAAATAAATATCAACTAAGATTCTATGATTTTATTCAACTTATGAAAGAACAATACCCTAAATTAGTATCAGACAACGCATATAAGCTATCTTTACGCATTGGTTCAGATTGTACTATAGAACGATTTTATGAAGCTAAGAACGTGCTTCAACGCCTTGTAATGGATATTCATGAAGGATTACAAGTTGATAATATCGTTGCAACGTTTACTGGTGCATTATTGAAACATGAATCATATCCTAAAATTCCAAAAAAAGAAGTTGCTGCAAGACATGAACCGCCTAAATGTGTACTTTACAATTGGTTAGATAAAGCACCAAAAGGCGTTGTAAAGCCTTCTAATGAATCAACTAGCAATAATACTAAGGTTGCACATAAAACCGATTATGAAGCGAAATTAAAAGAAATTAAGGCTAAATTAGGTATGTAAATTAGGTATGTAATGGGAGGATTACTTAAAATGAAAAGCAATGAATCAATAAATATAAAAGATAAAGTCTTTATAAGAACTATTGATTTACTAGATAAAGACACTAGAATATTGAAGGATATTCAATATAATCATTGTGATTTGAAAAATATGGATATTAAGGATAGAACTTTTTATGAATTAACTTCACAATTTCATTTTCATAGTGTAATTGCATACTGCAATGTACTAAATATAGATAGCGATAAGTATTTAAAAACTGTAAATTTACCGCTTTTTTATGAGAATATATTTACCGAATTTGAATTAAAGGACACTGAAGTTTTTTATAATGAGCGTATTCAAAATGATAAATTTTACATTGATAGAGAATTACATAAAAAAGAAGGGTATTTTTATAAAATTATATGTGAATTGATAAAAAAATAAAAGGTAGCAAATAAATGCTACCCTTCACAGCTTAAAATTAACGGATACTATAGTTATAGGCAATTGATTCAAAAATGTAAAATAAATTATGCAGCTTTATAGGTATTAGCTTTATATTTTATTGTGATATTGTTTTTATCCATCAAATTTTTTAAGGCTGCTGCATTGATTGAACCATTTTTTTCAATTTCACTAAATAATTTTTCTTTAGCACTCATATGTTGTGCAATTTCTTCAGGTTCTTTAATTAGAACATATAAGAATACGCCTTTTTTAAGTGGAATAGTTTTAATATCATAGCCTTCTTTGTATAACTGACCTAAATAACCGCCATATCTCAAAGAAGTTTTAGATAATTGTACATTAGTAATGCCATTTTTGTTATATCTTAATAAATTTAAAATTTGCTCTTTTTTACTCATAATTTTTAATCTCCTAATTTTCAATGTTGAATATGATTTCTACTTAGGTTATAGGCAATGCTACACAAAAAGTAAAATATTTCACTGCTGAAAAATAAGCCATGAAATATTAGTACAAAAGTAGGGAGCGTTAAAATTGACGTTTCCTAAAATAAGGAAAAACCACTCGGACAATTGTTCCGAACGGTTATTAAAACTACCATTTTAATGATAGAAAATTAGTAAAAAATGTAGCAAAATTTTTTTCAAGTAAAAATTGTAGATGATATAAGTAAAAAATGTGGTAGTAAAATTTGTAGTAGTAAAAAGTGGGCAAACTACTTTTCTATAAGTAAAAAAGTTAGCAAAATCCTTTTACACTTTCTATTGTCTTGCCTATAACTCTATTAGAAAAAGAGAAAGAGGGAAAGATAAAATGAAAGATGAATTAAAGGTTATTCATGAGCAAATAATTTTAGGAAAAAATTTTAAAGTTTACGGTGATTTTGAAAATCCTTTATTCCTAGCGAAAGATGTTGCTGAATGGATTGATTATGATACATCAAGTTTAAATAAGATGTTAAATAATGTAGATGAAGATGAAAAAATTCAAAAGAATACTCGGAACATTGTTCCGACTAAAGGTAATCCTTTAAAATGGTTCTTAACTGAAGATGGATTATATGAGGTATTAATGCAATCACGTAAACCAATTGCTAAGGCATTTAAGAAACAAGTAAAAGAAATTTTGAAAACCATTCGTAAAAGGGGTATTCATATGACAGATAAAAAAATTGATGATTTTTTAGATAACCCTGACTTATTAATAGATTTATTATTACAAGCTGGTGAACAATTAAAAAAATCAAAAATAAAAACCAGTGATTTAAAATAAAATAAATATTTTAGAATTTTGAGTGGTGTTCATTTTGAGCGTCACTCAATTTTTTTAGTAAAAAATGTAGCAAACTACTTTTCTATTAGTAAAATTTGTAGATGTTACAAGTAAAATTTGTAGTAGAAAAAAATGTAGCAAGTTACCTTTCTATAAGTAAAAAAGTGGGCAAAATCCATTATTCCTAGCGAAAGATGTTGCTGAATGGATTGAATATGATGTTAAAAATACTTATCGACTTTTAAATAGTGTTGATGATGATGAAAAAACGAAAAAAAGCACCCACACAATCGGTGGAACCCAAGAATCATGGTTCTTAACTGAAGATGGATTATATGAAGTATTAATGCAGTCACGTAAACCAATTGCTAAAAATATGCGGTTATTAGCTTTTCAATGATGTCTTTACGACACTTTAGCATTAAACGCCATTTAAATCCTTTTTAAGCGTTTTTATCGTCATCATGACAAATACTATTAAAATACTTTTTAAACGTCACATATGCAACGCTAATAGGTATTTTTTTAGCGATATTGAAATTTTTATACATATCTGCTTAATAAGCGGTGTTTTTTTTATTTTCACGACTATTACTATTATTCTGCCACAAGTGGTAGAAAATAAAAAGGGTGGCTACAATATAGCCACCTCTTAGAATTACATATTATTTTTCAAATACTTTTCTTCTCTTAACTTTTCTTCATTAGAACGTCTATCAATGCCGAAATATTCAATTGATATTCTATTCAATAGAATACACCTTGCTTCAGGCTCTAATTTGTTAATTTCTTTTCTAATTGCTTCAAATGCTTCATTAATGCTCATTGTGCTTCAATCCTTTCTAATTATCGAGCGAATAACGCTCATTATTTGAAGCGTTCTATATATATAAATCTTAAAAAGGATTATCAATGATATACATATTATAGCAAAGTTAGAAATTTGATTCTAGTTTTATATAGATTAAATAATCAATTCTCTAACAGTATATAAAATGGATAACTATTTTTATATAAGATAATATCCAAAAAATATACTAATTAAAGTATATAAAATGGATAAATTATTTATATAGAATATATATCCAAAAAATATACTTGTTTATTGTAAATTTGGTGGAATAAAATTTTACCGCCAAAATTTTTTTATTTTTTTTCTATTATTGTTTTACATTTTCTGTAGAAATGCCTATAACCTTAGTAACGACCAATTTCATAACAGGTGAAGAAGGTTAGAGCATAAACCTAGTACACCATTATCAAAAGCTAACTAAATAGGTTAAGTCAAGCCGCTGCAAAACTGATAAACACACTGATATGTAATGATATTGGAGCATGAGTTTATCGCTTATATGTCGTTTATAAGCTGACTGTATGATAAATATATCATATCAATAGGGAATAGAGATTGCGTCATATCCTAGATGAATAGACATCTAAACATTCGGCAAGGGTTGGAGATAACTAACAGTAGTTGCATTAGTGATTACTGATTAGGCTTAACAAGTAATGAGTACACAAGGCTTGAATGAGTGTACACCTTCTAAAGTGTTGTTAAGTGTTTCAAGTAATATTAGGGAACTTATGTAATTAATTACATATTAAACATTAATAATATCTATAAAATAATTAAATAATTAATGTGAACAAACGTTAGTTTGTGAACAAAGGACATACGCTAGTATGTACTTAAAAATATATATTAATAATTATATATAATGGTGTAAGTAATTTTTGTAGTAGTAATTATTTATATTATAGATTTTTCTACATTTTTTACTTGTAAGTAAAATTTGTCGCTATATAAGTAAATCTACATTTTTTACTTATTTTTTTTTACTTATTTTGCACAATTGCCTATAACCTTAGTGTAATGAAAAAACACAAGATATAGGAGATTGATAAAAATGGATTTAAAAAATATAGACTATAAAACAAAAGAAAATGCCATGTTATTTTGGCTTAATGGTAAAGTATCATTATTTCAAGATGATGAAACAAATTTAAAAATATTAGAAGTAGCACAAGCAACCATTAAAAATAAGAATTACAAGCCACATGAAAGTTATGAAAATGAAGTATTAGCACTTTATAAATATGAACCTTCACAAGTGCTGCAAATGATTAAAGATAACAATTACCCTGAAGGATTTAAAGAAAATATAATCAATGAATACTATAAAGGCACTGAAAGCACTGAAAAGCCATATATAGTGGTTGAAGAAAGTAAAGAACTTAAATCATTTGAGTTTGATGTATTTCATGGATTCCCTGAAGTAAAGCAAGTAAAAAATGTAGAAGTAAAAAATGTAGAAGTAAAAAATGTAGAAGTAAAAAATGTAGAAGAAAAAAATGTAGAAGAAAAAAATGTAGAAGAAAAAAATGTAGAAGAAAAAAATGTAGAAACACGCTCAATAACTAAACCTGAAAATAATAGTTTAAAAGGCTTTCCAGTAGCTTTAAATGATGAACCTGAACAAATACAAGCAAATGAATTAAAAACCGTTACAAAGCCACCTGAAGCCTATTTAAAAGCAAATGAACATAATTCATTTAACATAGAAAGCTACTTAGAAGACTATTTGAATGGCTCTAATGAAGTTTATTTATTGAAGAAAGAAAAAGAACAAATTAAAAATGATTTAAAAGATTTGAAACTTGATAAAAGACAACCTAACAGAAAAGTTGGATTAGATAAAATTAAAGACATAATAAAAGATAATAACCTTCCATTTGAAATCAATAATGGTCGAGCAACAATAGACGGAAAACAACAATCAGTATGGATATTAAAGAGGATTTCATAATCCTTTTTTGTATTCACTTGTAAAAGAGTAGGACTTTTTAATCATTTTTGCTAAAAAAGCGATAAAAACACCTTAGTTATCGACACTAATAGTGTAGGAAATTAAATAACACAAATGTGTATAAATTGTGAACAAAATAAAAATTTTTTAAAAAAGTTTACTAAAAACGTGTCCGAAACACCTTAGTTATCGACACTATTAGTGTAGGATAAAAATAATATTATGAGGGCATTTGCTCTCACCAAAATACATTAATGGAATAAAAAATGTATAAAAAATTAAATAGTTGTTGAATATCGAAAAATGACATTGCGTCATTTCTAAGTATTTATGAAGTGGTGGAACACTTATAGATACTGTCTTTTCAAAATTGATAGCATATAGACTTATGTTTTTTGTTGTCTAATAACATTTGTAATTTGTACAGTAGTAGCTTAATTGCTATTACTGTTTTTTTATTTTCTCCAAAGTTACAAATTTGTGTTACATCATATTTACCCTTTCAAAATATGTTTTTCTTTTTCGATTTAATCCTCGTTTTTTCTCCCTCTTTTTATGAAGAATCTAGCTTTTAATTAAGTTAGATTTTTCATCTTTACAACTGAATATACAACTAAATAACAACTGAATATAGATAAATCTATGAAAGGAATTACAAAATGGCATTTTTTAAAAGAAAAAAGGCTAATGGTGATTATGTAAATGATTTTTTTAGTGCTTCATTCACTTCAAATAATCAAAATTTTACTGTCACTGAAGAACAAGCCTTGCAGATTCCAGCATTTAAAGCGTGTTTGAATCTAATTACAAATACTATTGCAGAATTGCCTATTAATTTAATGCAGCATGATGGCGAAAATGTAACCATTTTAAATAATGATAAACGAGTTCAATTACTGAATAATCCTAACATCATTGATACTGCAAGTACATTAAAGGCTCAACTTGTAAAAGATTTACTGTTATACGGTAAAGCCTATTTATATAACAATAGTAATGAATTACACGTACTTAAAGCTAATTTTATGAATGAAGAATATTTTTCAAATGATGGCTTTACTATTGGAGATATTCAATATATTTATAATTTTGATGGCTCACATAAGTTATTAAAGGAAAATGTTATTCGTTTTGATTCAGGCACTAAAGGCATTTTAAGTAATACTGAAGTGTTAGAAACTGCAATTAATAATCAAACATATTCTAAAAATGTACTTAAAAATGGTGCAATGCCAATAGGTATTTTAAAGGCTGCAAGTCGATTAACTGAAAAGGCTATTGATTCATTAAGAACTAGCTTTGAAAATATTTATTCAGGCAATCAAAAAGTGGGTAAAACTCTTATTTTAGAGAATGGCCTAGAATATCAACCCCTATCCTATAACCCTGAACAACTTCAATTAAATGAAACTTCAAAGTCTTTAACATCTCAAATTTGTATGTTGTTTAATGTATCAGAAAGCCTAATTAATGATACAAGCAATAAATATAACTCTCTATCAACTGCAAATACTTCATTCCTGCAACAAACAATTCAACCCATTTTAGTAACAATTCAAGAACAACTAAATAAATCATTCCTAAAGCCTTCAGAACAAGGCTTATTTTTTATGTTTGATACTTCACAAATTTTAAAAGCAACTGAAACTGAACGTATTGACGCAACATTAAAGCTTTTTAAAGATGGCGTGATTAGCTTCAATGAAAGTCGAAAACGTCTTGATATGACTGTAATTGATGATAAAAAAGATTACTACAAATTAAATATTGGTCAAGCGTTGCGAGATAAAGCTACTGGTGAAGTATTAAATATCAATACTCAAACTACTAATACACAAGGTGAACAAAAAAATGGAACTCCTCAAAGTAAATAATTTTGAAGTACGAGCCATTGAAAATAATAATGGTTCACTTCAAGTACAAGGTTATGTCAATATAACTGGCTCACAATCTCAACCCCTCAAAGATATGAACGGTAATGAATTTATTGAAAAAATTCAAAAAGGTGCATTTGCTGAAGCAATTAGAAACGCAACTGATGGAATTGATTTTCTTGCCGAGCATGACACTGAAAAAATTTTATCCTCAACTAGAAATGGTTCTTTAAACCTTCAAGAAGATGACAAAGGCTTATATATGAGTGCCGAAATTACACCAACAAGTTATGGCCAAGATTATTTCACTCTCATTAAATCAGGCATTTTAAAAAATATGTCATTTGGATTTAGAAGTATAAAAGATTCATGGCAACAATTAGCAAATGGTATGTATGAACGTACAGTTGAAGCACTTGAATTGTTTGAAGTAAGTGCAGTTCGTTCACCCGCCTATTTGGATAGTGTTATTTCCGCAAGAAGTCTTGAAACTCCTGAAAATATAGAAATTCCCTCAAATATTCCACAAAAAAACTCTGAAGAAAGAAGTAATAATAAATTGAAAAAATTAAACAACCCTACAAACCCTGAAAACTCTCTAAATACTATTATCAAAGAAAATCGTGCATTACAAACTACTTCTGATGGTGCAGCCTTAATTCCTGAACAAGTTGCAAATACTATTGTTGAGGAAATTGAAAATATTAGTCCTGTATTTGCAATGGCTCAAAAATTTCCTACTATTGCTGGCAATTTAAAAGTTGCACGTGAAGGCAATGATAGCGTTGTAGCTGCATTTGTAGGTGAAGGCGTTGACCTTGTAGAACAACAATTAAAACTTGAATACGCTGAACTTAAACAAAAACGTTGCGGTGCTGCAATTACATTGACTAACCAATTAATTAATGACGCTGCAATTAATTTAGATGAATATGTACCAAAATTATTGGCTCGTAAAGTTGCAAAAGCTATTGAAACATCTATTTTAGTTGGTGTAGGTGGTACTGAATTTAACGGTATCATTAATGACGCTGCAATCGGTCATGTTGATGTTACTGGCTCAATTACTTATGATGTACTCCAAGATTTATATTTACAAATCCATCCAATGTACTTAAATGGTGCTTGCTTCATTATGAGTCGTGATTTATTTAAACAAGTTGCTAAACTAAAAGACACTAACGGTCATTTTTTCTTACAAAATGGAATTGTAAACGGAAAAATCAACTATACATTATTTGATATTCCAGTTTATGTAACTGAAGCATTAACAGCTGAAAATCCCGTAATTTTTGGGAATATCAATGAAGCCGTTGCAGTTTTAGTTAAACAAGAACAAGGATTACAAAAAATTGTTGATTCAGGATTAGCTTTAAAAGGTGCTTCACTTTATGTCTTTGATATGTATGCTGATTCTTGTGTTGTAAATCCTCAAGCAATCGCAAAATTAAATGTAGCTTAATTGATTTATAGAGTAGTCATTCATTTGGCTACTCTCTTTTTTATACAACTAAATATACAACTGAATAACAACTAAATAGAGGTATTAAAAATGGAAAATTATATTAAATCATTAAAAGCAATTAAAGAATATTTTACAAATACAAACGCATACAGATTAACACTTGCACGTGCTTATGTTATGAAACTTTCTGAAAAGTATACTAATAAAAGAGAAATCATGGCTCAAACAAATAATATGTTAAAAGCTGAGGGCATAAAGCCTATTTCTTACACTTATGTATGCAAAATAATTAATCAATGAAAGAAGATACAATAAATGGTAATAACAGATGAAGCATTTAACCTTTCTTTAGTAAAGAACTATTTAAGAGTTGATAGCAATGAAGATGATACATTATTACAACTTATGATAGATAGTGCAAAGAGTTATATACAAAGCTATTTGAATCAACCTTTTGAATCCTATGTAGATATACCTGTTGAGTTTACACTTGCAGCATTAAACCTAGTAGCACAATGGTTTGAGAATAGGGCAGTAGGTAGCGAGAAAGCTACACATGAATATCTCTATAACTTTACTGGCTTACTTGATATACATAGAAAGTGGCTACCTGAAACGAGTGTTACTGCATGAGTATGACAATAGGTATGATGAATAATCACATTAACATCTATAAGATAACTACAATCAAAGATGAATATGGAGATACTACTACAACAAAGACATTATTTCATAGTTGTTGGTGCTATGTAAGGAATCAAACAATGAAGGATATTCAAGCAAGTATAGGAACATTATTAGAAAATACAATAAGTCTAGTAATAAGACATACAAACAAGCAAATAACAAATGAAATGACAATTGAATTAAATGGAATAAGTTATAAAATAATTTCAATCGAAAATGATATACAAAGAAAACAATTCGATACAATTATAGTGAAACGAGTTGGATAATAACCCCCCGTATATAAAATATAAAAAAGTGTATTTCTCTGCGGATAGCGTACCGCCTTTCGTTGTGGCAACACTTACATTTTCAAACATTTCATGTCACATTTTCACTAAAAATAGCACTAAAATAGCAAAGGAGATAAGCAATTATGAATAAAAAAGTAATTGGTACTCATGCAGATAGTAACATTACACGTGCAGCTGCAAAAGAAGAACAAGCCGATAAGCTAAAAGAAGTGCTAAAAGTTGCTAATTTACACGAAGTACCTAAACAATTCATGCTATACGATAAAAAAATATATAATATCCTGATTGATAACCTAGAAAAGCTGAATATCAATCACTTACAAGATATTGATATATATAGCCTTGTAAAAATCGCTAACAGTATGTATTTACTAAATGAAATTGAAAAATCAATTAAAAAACATGGTATTGAAATGGAACTTATAACACGTGATGAAGGTGCTAAAAAAATTATTCCTTCACAATTCCTTGCTTCACGTAACGCTTTAATTAATACACTTGATAAACAACTTACAAGCCTTCAAATTTCCCCACGTGAAAGAAATGATTTACTTATTGCAACTTCTACTGATATTTCTAACATTCAAATGAATGATGATGATTTTCAAGCATTATTAAAAATGAATGATATAGCATGAAGTTAAAACCTGATGAATTATTGAATAAATGCAAGGCTGCAAGTGATAAAGAAGTATTAAAAATTATGCTTACTAATCCAGTATTTGTTGATGATATTGTATTATTTATCCTATGTATGCCTGATTCTCTAGCAATTACACATAAAAAGTATTTATCTATGATGAAACAATTAGCTTTTAAAAGCCGAAATACTTTATTAATTCAACTTATTGTAGAACAAGAAAAGAAAGAAATTAATATATAA